TGTTGCACTTAAAGAAAATATTACAAACATTCCAGACCCAATAGAATCATTAAAAAAATTAAATGGTGTTTTATTTGATTGGAAAAAAGAATACATTGATCAAAGAGGTGGTGAAGATGGCTACTTTGTTAGAAAAAAAGATGTTGGAGTGATAGCTCAAGAAGTAGAAAAAGTTTTACCAGAAGCTGTTGCACAAAGACCAGACGGTATTAAAGCTGTTAAATACGATAGACTTACGTGTTTACTAATTGAAGCAGTCAAAGTATTATCCGATAAAGTAGAAAATTTAACTAAGGAGAATAAATAATGGCTGTTCCTAGTAACCCTAAATTATCAGACATTCAAGCAGAGTTTGGTGGATCTAATCCAATACAGCTTTCAGAATATTATTCTGGTGGACCTTTAGTTCCAGCAGGAGCTCCTGCTCCAAATGGCCCTATACCAAGTTCTGGTCAAATATCTATGGGTCAATTTAGATGTGCAGAAAATGCTACATTTACTGTAGCAACTGGTGGAACAATTACAACAAGTGGAGATTACAAAATTCACACATTTAATGGACCAGGTACTTTTTCTGTTAGCTCAGTAGGTAATTCTGGTGGAGGAGGAGATAAAGTTTCATATTTAGTTGTTGCTGGTGGCGGCGGTTCTGGAGTTGACTGTGCTGGCGGTGGCGGAGGTGCTGGAGGTATGCGTGAAGGAAAAGATTCACCCAAAGATTCATATTCAGCTTCACCACTAGTTGCACCCGCTGGACTCACAATTTCAGCTTCACCAGGTTCTTATCCAATTACAGTTGGTAGTGGCGGTTCAGGAGCAACTTCAACTAATGGAAATGGTTTCAAAGGAAATCCTTCAAGTTTTTCAACTATAACATCGACTGGAGGAGGATATGGCGGTGGCCCATCTCCAGGAGGACCAGGTGGTTCAGGTGGTGGAGGTGGAGGTAATCCGAGTAGATCGGGGGGCCCTGGTAATAGTCCACCAGTTTCTCCTTCACAAGGAAATCCTGGAGGTCAAGGATATGCATCAGGTGGTTCATATGGTGAAAGAGGCGGCGGTGGCGGCGGAGCTATTCAACCTGGCGGACCAGGCACCTCGACAACACCATTTGGAGGTGACGGAACTTCAACTTCAATTAAAGGAAGTTCATCAGCTTTCGCTGGAGGTGGCGGAGGAGGTAACGCAGGAGCTTCTCCTGGAACTGGTCCAGGAGGAATAGGCGGAGGTGGCCCTGGTGGTGATGATTCTGCAGGTACAGCTGGGACAGCTAACACTGGAGGCGGTGGAGGCGGTGCTGGTCGATGTACGGTGCCTTTTGGTGCTTCAGGTGGTAGTGGTATAGTAGTAATAAGGTATAAATTTCAATAGGTAAATTATGGCACATTTTGCAAAAATAAATGAAGATAACGAAGTTTTATTAGTTTTAACGGTAGAGGATAAAAACTTACTTGATTCTAATCAACAAGAACAGGAATCTGTAGGACAACAGTATTTAGAGACTCATCACAATTGGCCTGCAAATATGTGGATTCAAACTTCTTACAATACAATTAATAATACACATAGACTCGGCGGAACTGCATTTAGAGGAAATTTTGCATCTATTGGTTTTACGTGGGATTCTCAAAATCAAAAATTTTGGCCACCAAGACCTTTTAATTCTTGGGTCAAACATAATGATTCTTGTAGTTGGAAATCCCCTATTGGAGATGCTCCAGTATTAACAACTGAAGAAAAAAATGCAGGTAAATTTTATTCTTGGAATGAGACTAATCAATCTTGGGATTTAGAAACTCCTTAATAAAATCTATTTATAATAATGTAAAAATATGCTATATTAAAGTATGCATAAGAAAGTATTGACAGAACAAGTATTATATTATGGTGATGTAAAAATGCCTAAAGGTTTTGAAATTAATCACGATAAATTAAAAGCTGATATTTTACAAACAAACCTTGAAAATAATGATTTTAAATTTTCTAAAGATTGGGATAAATTAAATACTTTTATTAGGGAACATATTAATCTTAAATTCAATATTAGCTTAATTAATAAATCAACATGGGGAAATTTGTTTAAACCTTTAACAAATACTGAACCTTTATTAGAAGTTGATCCTGTAGACCTCAGACACTCTCCTGATTTTGTATTATTATATGGAGTACAAGTAAAAAATTGTTTAATTAAAATATATTACGACAATAATAGAAGAAAAGGAAAAAGTTGGGATATAGAACTTAAAAACAATATGTTTATAATGTTTCCTTCAATTAATACATACACTATTCATAATAAAAAAAATGAAGATTTAAATATTATTCAAACAATAACTTATGAATATACCTAATTATTATTGGTATTTTAAAAGTGCAATACCTCCTAAAATTTGTGATGATATAATTAGATACGGGTTATCTAAATCTGAATCTATGGCTTTAACTGGTGACTACAAAAATGAAAAATTAACAAAAGATCAAATTACAGATTTAAAAAGAAAAAGAAATTCTGATTTAGTTTGGCTTAATGATACTTGGATATATAAAGAACTGCACCCATTTATTCATAGTGCAAATAAATCTGCGGGTTGGAATTTTGATTGGGACAGATCGGAATCCTGTCAGTTTACAAAATATAAACTAAATCAATATTATGATTGGCATTGTGATTCTTGGGAAAAACCTTACGATAGAAAAGATCCTAATAATCCTGAACATGGTAAAATAAGAAAACTATCTATGACTTGTCAATTAACAGATGGATCTGAATATGAGGGTGGCGAATTAGAATTTGATTTTAGAAATTATGAGCCACATATGCGAGATGATTCTAAACATAGAATACAATGTAAAGAGATATTATCAAAAGGTTCTATTATTGTATTTCCTAGTTTTGTATGGCATAGAGTTAAACCTGTAACAAAAGGAGTTAGATACTCATTAGTTATGTGGAATCTTGGGTATCCTTTTAAATAATATGATAATAAATGAATATTTCAAAACACCTTTCTGGATAGAAGAAAAACCAGAGTTTTTAAAATCTATAGATAAAGCTTCTAATAAATATATAAAAGATGCTAAACAAGTAGAAAAAAAATATATAAAAGAATATGGAGATTTTGGAAGAAGTTATCATTCAAGATCACTTACATTGGATAATGACTTTTTAGATTTTAGAAACTATATAGGTCAAAAATCTTGGGAGTTTTTAGATTGGCAAGGTTTTGATATGCAGAAATATACAACTATCTTTTCTGAATTATGGGTACAAGAGTTTGCTAAAAAAGGTGGTGGTCATCACTCTGCACACATACATTGGAATCAACACGTATCTGGTTTTTATTTTTTAAAATGTTCTGATAAAACTTCTTTTCCAGTATTTCACGACCCAAGAACTGGTGCACGAGCTACAAAATTAAAATTAAAAAAAGAAAATAGTATTTGTCATGGAACTGAATTAGTTAATTTTAAATTAAAACCTGGAACTTTAATTATATTTCCAGGATATTTAGAACATGAATTTACTGTAGATCACGGTATAGAACCATTTAGATTTATACATTGGAACATACAAGCAATACCAAAAGAAATGGCTAAAGATGTTTAAAATAATAGATAATTATTTAAATAAAGAAGATCATTTAATGTTAAAAACATTAATGGAGTCAAACGAATTTCCTTGGTTTTATGTTAAGAAAAAAGTATCTACAGAAGAAGGTTTATTTAAATTTCAATTTGAACATCTTTTTTATAGAGATAATAATATAAATTCTAATTATTTTAAATATATTCAATCTATTTTAAATAAATTAAAACCATTATCTCTTATTAGAATTAAGGCTAATTTAAATACTCCTTCAGAAAATATTGTTGAATGTGCAAATCATTTAGATCAAAAGTTTAAATGTAAGGTAGCAATTTATTATGTTAATAATAATAATGGTTATACTAAAATAGGAAAAGAAAAAGTTTTAAGTAAAGAAAATCGATTAGTAGAATTCGATTCTAATTTGAGACACTGTGCTGTTGATTGTACAGATACTAAGTATAGAATTGTAATAAATTTTAATTATTTATAAATTTCTTGTACATAGTCTAAATAACAAAAT